GAAGGGAGTAAAGTTGCAACACGTCTATTTTTTGACGAGCGAGGTCTTGACAAATACTACGGCTTATTGGAGTTGGGTATCGAATACGGAGTCTTCGGGAAGAACGGCAATAGGATTCTTATTGGGGAATCTTCCGTTTATCCTTCTGCTGTACTTGCTGATCCCGAAAAATATTTCACGGGAGAAGTGATGGAGAAGTTAGAGGAAGCAGCAAAGAAAGAATTTAGTTATGGCAACTGAGCGTATTGAACAAACTATCTTACGAAATCTGATTCATACAGAACAGTATTATCGTAAGGTAGTTCCTTTCTTAAAACCAGATTATTTTCAGGAGTACCATGAGAAAGTTATCTTTGAAGAGATCGCTGACTTCGCTGGTAAGTATGATCAGATACCTACTAAAGAAGTCTTGGCGATTAATCTCCAAAATCGTAATGATCTTACTGACGAAACGTACAGAGATTCGTTATCGGCAATACAAGGACTATCCGATGAGTGGGTCGATTTCGACTGGCTCTGTGACGCCACAGAAAAGTGGTGTAAAGATAGAGCAATCTATCTCGCCCTTATGCAATCGATCAAGATCGCAGACGGAGGCGATACGAAGATTTCGAGAGATGCGATACCCACCATTCTCCAAGAAGCCCTGGCGGTTTCGTTTGATGAACACATCGGACACGATTACATAGAACAAGCAGAAGACAGGTATGATTTCTATCACAGAAAAGAAGAGAAGATTCCCTTTGATCTTGAAAAGTTTAACTTTATCACGAAAGGTGGTCTCCCTAACAAGACTCTCAACATCGCTCTTGCTGGTACAGGTGTCGGCAAGTCTTTATTCATGTGCCATGCGGCTGCTGCCGCACTCAGCGCGAACTACAACGTTCTCTACATTACATGTGAAATGGCAGAGGAGAAAATTGCTGAGCGAATTGACGCGAATCTTTTAAATGTTAGTATTCAAAATATTACAGAGATACCTGAGGTTCTCTTCAACAGTAAGGTACAAGAGATCGCTCGCAAGACTCAGGGAAAACTTATTATCAAAGAATACCCTACAGCATCAGCACACTCAGGGCACTTCAAGGCTCTCTTGAGTGATCTTTCTCTTAAGAAAGATTTCAAACCTGATATTATCTTTATTGACTATCTTAATATTTGTGCTAGTTCGAGGTTTAAAGGTGCTGTTGTTAACTCTTACACGTATGTCAAGGCGATTGCTGAGGAGCTTCGGGGTCTTGCTGTGGAATATAACGTCCCTATTGTTAGTGCCACTCAGACTACTCGTAGTGGTTTTGGCAATAGTGATCCAGATCTTACCGATACTTCTGAGTCTTTTGGTCTTCCTGCCACTGCTGATCTTATGTTTGCCCTTATCTCTACTGAGGAGTTGGAACAACAGGGTCGCATCATGGTCAAACAACTTAAGAACAGATACAACGAAACCGCTGCCTCACGAAAATTCATGGTGGGAATTGACAGATCCAAAATGAAGTTGTTTGATGTTGCTGATGATGCTGCTGATATTGGCATGAATCATGAGGACACAGGAGAACAGTTATCTCAGTTTGCGGAATCACAAAATCGATTATCTAAGTTTGCAGAATGGAACGTGTAACTATTGTGGGAGGTGGAAGTGCTGGTTGGATGACAGCATTCATAATCTCTAAACTTAGAAAACTAGATGTTACCTTGATTGAGTCTTCTGAAATCCTCTCTGTTGGTGTTGGTGAAGGTACTACAGGAAGATTTTTGGAAATACTTTCTAGAGAAAACTTTGGATTAGATCTAACAGATCTTTTATTGTCCTTAAAAGCACTACCTAAGATGGGTATCAATTTTGTTAACTGGTCTGATGAAGGAGATTATATGTCTCCTATATCTGGTACTGAAACAAGTGATACCTATATTGATTATGTTTCATATTCTGGTCATCTGTTGGGAAGAGACAACTCTGAATATAATGAGAGTGCTTATTATGCAAAAAATGATCTCAGTAATTTAACTAAAGATTTAAATGGAGAATATAAATTCTATGGTTTTTTCCCAGCATTACATTTAGATGCTGCATCCCTAGTAAACTTCTTTAAGGAGAAATCAAAATCAAATGGTGTAACACACATAGTAGATACTGTAGAAGATGTAACCAAGATAAATGGAAACATTCTTAGTATTCAATTAAAAGATACGGGTACGTATACTTCAGATTTCTTTATTGATTGCACAGGATTTCAAAGAAAACTGATGCAAGATATGGAATGGATTGATTACTCAAAGTATCTCCCTATTGATAGAGGTCTTCCTTTTAAATTAAAAGAAGATACTGGAAAGAAACATGCTTATACAAATGCTATCGCTATGGATAGTGGATGGGTGTGGGAGATTCCAACACAACATAAAATCGGTAGAGGTTATTGTTTCTCTAGTAAATACACAGACGAGGAGACTTGTCTGAAAGAACTAGAAAATTTATACCAAACTGAAGTAGAGAAAATTAAAACAATTGAATTCTCTTCTGGTAGAATGCGTGATGTTATGTCTGGCAACTGTCTTGCAGTAGGATTATCTGCTGCGTTCTTTGAACCACTTCAGGCAACTAGTCTTCACTGCACCCTACAACAGATTGAGGACTTCATTTTTACATTCTTAGATGACGAATCAATTGATTTGGATTCTGTATCTGTTGACGCATACAACCGAAGGTATGCTAGAATGTATGAGGATATGAGAGACTTTATCTTCATTCATTATACAGGTGGCAAAACCAATACAGACTTCTGGAGACATTTCACTAAAGACATGTATCCAGAACAAGTAAGCAACCTGATACATTTTAATGACAAACGTCTCCTTAGAGACTATGATGTTGAAAGGTATCATGGAAGCGTTGGTGTTCCTCTATTCATTCCAACTCTACTTGGGTTGGGTCATTTTAATAGAGAAACTGCTGAACGTATTCTTTCCTGTGATATCGATATTACATCTATGAATACTAGATTGGATAAATTTTATTCAAATATTAAACGCAAAGTCTCATCTCAAAACTATCAATCCATAAAACAATTATTAGTATGACTATTAAATTTGAACGCTATGAAGAATTTGTGGCAGCAGTTACTTCAAATGCTTCTACAAACTTTGTTGACTTTGCTGATCGTATTGGTGATCTGGATCGACAAGGTGCCAATATTGAGAGACTGCTTACTGCTGGTGTTGGAATTAATGCTGAGGGCGGTGAGTTCCTTGAGATCGTTAAAAAAATGGTCTTCCAAGGAAAACCCTGGAACGAAGACAACAGAGAGCACTTGATTATTGAACTGGGAGATATCATGTGGTACGTTGCTCAAGCAACCATGGCGCTAGATATTTCTTTTGATGAGGTAATTGCTACTAATGTCAAGAAACTTGAGAAGCGTTATCCTGAAGGGTCCTTTGATATTTACTTCTCTGAAAATCGTAAAGCTGGTGACCGATGAAATTACTTACACTCGAAGACTATCAATTAGCAGGCGAAACTTTCTGGCCTAAGTATTGGTACATCGCTAAAGAACTTGGGGAGGATGCTAAACCAGAGCAAGTCCTTAAAGTTATGGAAGCGATTGGTGGTGTTGCATTAAAGGCAGCACTAGAAGAAAAACTAGCAGGTCCATTCGGATTCAACAAAAAGAAAGAAGACGGAGAAGATGCTTAGTCTCTGGATCCACTTGGTAGCATTCTTTCAAGTTGTAGTTATGAACTGCATCCAACCAGTTAACTGGCAGTACTGCTATCGGGTGGACCAGTGGCTCTTGCCAGAAGTCAAGGAAGGGTATAGACTGTGGACAGGTCAAACACACCCATATCAACGTGAAAAAGATTACATCAACCTCCCCTCTAAATAGTTAGGTGGGAGGTTTTTTTGTATGAAGCCATCAGATTTTGCAAGGAAGGGATCTAAGTATCGTGACAGAACTGATGTTTTGTTTGATAAAGCATTGTCTCGTAATAATAAAGTAAATAGTTTTAAGACAGAGCAGGGTATAGTTGAGATAGGTGGATTTGAAATTACTAGGCAAACAAAAACTGCCAAGAAGACAATAAAAACTTCAAATTATTTTGACTTTGCAGATATGCGTGGAGCATCTGGAGTAGCTAGAATGAATGCTGCTAAGAGAGCATTTAATTCTTTGATGCTTGCTGGACTACGCGGTCAAAATCATATTGAGTTTACATGTAATGTTAACAACGCAAGAAACCGAGACATATACTTAGACCTTGGGGACTTTGAAAAGACTGAAGAGTTTGGGGGTCGTGGACCTAACTCAACTAAACAAAATTTTGGTACTGAGTATGAGAAGTCTCTTGCCAAATCACTTCAGGACTGGAAGGAGGGTCTTCCTGTCAAGAGATGGGCGGATCATGTCAAAACTATAACGACTGAAGTGCAGAAGAAGCATGGTGCTATACTAGAGGTAATCGTAACAGGCGAAGTGGACACCAAAAGACCTCTAGTCTTGAATGGTAAAAACGTGGTAATCTCAGTGGGTGGTGGCACCCTCACTACTGACATTGGATCTAAGGTTGCTGATATTGTTCTCAGGTGTGAGAATAGCGATGCTTATTTGTCAGTAAAGTATGGAGATACTTTATCGTTCTTTAACTGTGGTGTTGCAGGTAGTGGAAAAGCTAATTTAAAACTATTCCCAGAAACAGATTTACGTAAGGGTGAAATTCCTGATGATGGTAAAAAATATCTTGACATGTTTGGCATCGTTCACGAAGATTTCTTATCTGTCTTTGAAAAATATACTGGGAAGGATGCTGTTAGCGCATCTGTCGAAAATCATATTCGTAAAATAAGTCTTACATCATCACAAAAATCTGCATTAGAAAATTTAATTGCTAGTGGTGTTGGTAAAGGTTATTGGATGACTCATTATGATGGAGGTAAACTACACTTTCACGAAATTAATAATAAGTATTTGACTGATGCATCTACACTTACTGGTAGCACAATTGAACTTCAGTATGGTGGTGGTAATGGAAAAGCGAAGAGAATTAATATGGTCTTTGAGACTAAGACTTATGAGTTTAGTTTTAATATAAGAAGTAAGAGTGGTGGTATCTATCCTACTCACACTAACGGAGACTACTTCAAAAAGAACTAATGGCAAACGTAACTCAACTCAAACACTTAGAACACCTTGAAGATGAGATGCTGAACTACGGCATCGATGGATGTAAGGCAGCGGTATCTTTTCTGAAAGAACTTCGTAAGATGCTGGGTCATCAGGAAAATGCTGGATTCATGCAAACTAAATGGGACGGTGCTCCCTCTCTTGTATGTGGAACAGATCCTATGACTGGCATGTTCTTTGTTGGAACAAAATCTGTCTTTGCAAAAACTGCTCCTAAAATTTGTTATGGTCCTGAAGATGTAGATCAATACTATGAGGGAGATCTTGCTGAGAAATTAAAGTATGCTCTCTTGTATTTTGCAGAACTAGGGATTGAAGGTGTTGTACAAGGGGATTTGTTATTTACTACTAGCACACTGAATAAAGAAACTGTTAATGGTGAGAGACTGTATACATTCAGACCTAATACTATTACATATGGCATTCCAGTAGATCATCCTATTGGACTGGCAACAGGTAGAGCAAAGATTGGTGTGGTGTTTCATACACACTATACAGGAGATGATATATCTACAATGCAAGCTCGTGCTGGTGCTAAAGTTAAAGGATCTGTAGATGTTCTGTCAGTTGAAAATGATACTCCTATGAATAGGGTTGGTTTTTCTAAATCTGAGATGAGTAAGTTTGATAATCACGTATCTAAGATTGAGCGTATGTGTCAGGTCTGTGGAGATTTTCTGGATGATCTAGTTTCTAACTTTGGAACCACTGGTGATTCTAAATTTCATATCTCTTCGTACATCAAACAGTTCTTTAATTCTGAGATTAGAGAGCGTCGTAATGTTGGGAATATCGATGAAACTATCAATTCATTAGTAAACTTTTACGATGCTAAGATGCAGAAGGAGTTGGCAAAAATTAAGACACCTGCTAATAGAGTGAAGAAGTGTAATCTTGTATACCAAAGTGAGAATTATTTGATTGATAATGTATATAAATTTAAGGCGATGCTTGCTTTATATAAAGAGATACAAACTGTCAAGCAAATGGTTATAGATAAACTGGATCACCTAGAAGAATTCAGAACCTTTGTTCAAACTGACAAGGGATATAAGATCACAACTCCTGAAGGATATGTGCTTCATAAGGATGGTGATATGATCAAGTTTGTTAATCGTCTTGAGTTTGCATACAACAACTTCACTCTCCAGAAATCATGGCGTTAAATTGTATCAAATGCTATTTTACATTTGGTAGGTTTCAACCACCTACTACAGGACACAAAGATAACTTTGATGGGGTGAAACGCATTGCAAATGGTCATGACTATAGAATCTATATCTCCCAAACATTTGATACTAAAGGTAAGAACCCCTTACCACCTGATCGTAAATTACATTACATGAACTTGATGTTTCCAGAACATCGTGGTAAGATAATCTCTGGACCCAAAGATCCTGTCGCTATCATGCAAGACTTGATGATGGCGGGATACAATGAGGTTATATTTTTAGTTGGATCTGATAGAGTAAATGCTATGCAGTTCTTACACAAATATAATGGCAAAGACTTCTCGTTCAGAAAGATTGAGATACAATCTTCTGGTAGTAGAGATGCTGATGGAGATACCTTTGCTATTTCTGGAACGAAGATGAGACGTGCCGCATTTGCGGACGACTTTAAAACATTTCGTTCTGGTATTCCTAGAGCATTGAATGATAAACAGTGTAAACAAATGATGTCTGAGATACAAGAAAATCTACCTGCGAATTTTAAATGAAAGATTTCAAGAAACTACGAGAAGAAGCACTACGGCAACAACAGAGACAGGAAGAAATATTCAAGGAAGGTGATGCTGTTATGTCATCACGTACAGGAGAGAAGGGACATCTTCATCGAGTAGGTGGAAACTATGCTATTGTAATTTCGGAAGAAGGTAATATGTTTAGAGAGTGGATTAAGAATATTAGATCTATAAATAATACGAGAAGAACGTCCTTATTAAACGATGAAGTATCAGAAGCCAGTTAATAGCGTTAACAATAATGACGAGTTTTCGTCTGGACTGATGGAACAGTATGGTAAGTGGATGAATGGAGATTGCTTCCAAAATACTGAAGCACCAGACCTTCGTTTATCTGAAGCACCTTTTGATGGTATGGCACCTCAGTCACATGGTGCTGAAATTAAGGATACCACTAAGGTAAAGAAAGAAGTTAAGAAAGAGAAGTCAGTTGCTGAGTCTCCTGAAGTTCTTGAAAGAGAAGAGTACGAGATCGACGGCGAAATTTATGTTCTAGAAAAAGTGAAGATGGATGGCGTTGATGACAACGGCAACAGCTCCTGCTGGAAAGGATATAAGAAGCAAGGCACCAAGAAAAAAGGTGGCAAAGAAGTTAACAACTGTGTAAAAGCAGGTGTTGAGTATGAAGGTGATGAACTAACAGAAAAGAAATTAGATAAAGTTGATCATTCTGAACTGAAGGGCAAGCACGCTGACCGTAAGGACAAGGACATCGATAACGATGGCGATGTAGATAAGTCTGATAAGTATCTTCACATGCGTCGTAAGAAAGTCTCTAAGATTATTGGAATGAAGGGCAAGAAATGAAAACATTTAGACAACTCCGCGAAGAGTGCGATTGTAAAGACAAGGAACGTAAAGGTAAGAAGAAAAAATCTACCGTAGAAATCATGCCTGTTGTCAACGATGGCAAGAAAGGAATGGTTACTAAACCTACTAATGAGTCAAAGAACTATCAGGGTCCTTTGTATGCTCCATGGTCTGCTGTTGTTAAAGGCAGAGGTTTTGATCCGCTAGAAGAATCTTTTGAAACTGGTGTAGCAAAAGCAAGACGCGACTACCGTTCTGGAACACTTTTAAATTTTAAACAGTTCATGTCAAAATTGACAGACATTTTAGATGAGTGGGAGAAATAAATAGATAGTATACACAACGTTGTAATACTATGTTATCTTTTCTACTACCCCTAGCATCTAAAATTATCTCTGACGCTGTTGCTAAGATCCCTGAGAATGAGGAACTTGGCGAGAAGCTCGTTGAAATTTGTTTAGTTATTCTCAAGAAAGCAGTCAAACTAACCAAGACTGATATGGATGATAAGCTCCTAGCAGTTGTCGAACAGGCAATTCAGAAGCGCGAAGAAGCTTGAGAATATAAATAACCATTAGGAAAATAAACGCTGAACAAACATGTCTTTATACGGAAGAACTGACAGTAATGCCAACGTCACCAAAGCTGGTAGAGGCATCGCTGCAACATCACAAGCAAAAACTACAGTCTTTGTTGATGAGACTGAAGCACAACTAGCAGAAACCAAGTCTCGTGGTATTACTGGTCCTGGTTGGTGGTCCTACTTTACCTATACTGATTCTTCTGGCGCAACCCGCCATAAGGCAGAGCACCTAGTAACTCTAGCTGCTGGTGATACCAACGCTAACGAAACTCAGTCAGATGACAGCATCGCAGCAGACGTTGCGGTCATTATTGACATCCAGACACAACCAGCAGATACTGCTGTTGCTGTTGGCAATGCTCTACAACTTGTACTTGCTGCTACTGCAACACCACCTGCAGATGCTTCTGTTCTCACCTATCAGTGGCAGAAGAAGAGTGGTAAGCGTTGGGCAGATGTTGCTGGTAAGACGGCAACCACATTTGATGTTGCATCTTATGCAGCAACTGATGCTGGTTCCTACCGTGTCAAAATCAACTCAACCAACGGTGCTAAGGAAGTCATTTCCGCTACCGCTGTTGTAACTACTGCCTGATAGGTAATGAACTTTGATGAATTGACGCCAGACAACTGGCTCTTCTTTGCTATTCAAAATTATAACAACCCGTCGTCAGTAACTTATAGTGATTTTGAAGAAGACTTAAAGAGATTTAAGTATATCAAAAGATTACTAAAACGATACGAGACGACGGGTGAATTGAAAACGCATCTTATTTTAAATCATGTGATTGTATTGTATAATGTGTTTGGTGAAGCAGCAACTCCGTTGTTGTATTACAAAATTGAAGCAACGTATTGGAAACAGATTACTGCATTCATGTTGTTTCTAAATAGATTACCACCCAACTTTACTAATGCTGACGAGGAATGTCTAAAGAGTCTGAATCTAATTTGAATGAAATGGCAAACGTGGCTGGATCTGGTGAAGGTCTAGCACTTCCACCTGCCTTTGTATTTGTAAATCCTAAGAAGCATAGGAAGTATAAGAAGGGTAATAAAGATAAAGTTGATGGTCGCACTAGTGGTGCCCGTTCCCTCTTCAATCGTATACAAAAAAGAAAAATGAAAGAACAAGTAGAATCACAAATTGATGAGGCTATTGTGTCCGACACAGAGAGGGCACAAAAGTCTATCCAGCAAGGTAAAAAATTAAACCGTGCTAAGGATATGCAGAATAAGCGTAAGGAAGCAAAGCAAAAACTTACGAATAAAACAAAAGAGATGGACACCTTAATGAAGGCACGTCTATCTGACTTTAAGAAAAAAGCATCAGATCAAACTAAAAAAGTAAAAACAAAAGAAGAAACTGAATTGAATAACAATATTATGTTAGAAAATCAAGACGTAATTCAAGTTGCACTTGACGTTGCAACATCGGAACTTAATCCATCAGGTGAAGGATCATTTGCTAAGGTACAATTTGGCGATGGATCTGTACAGAACCTTGATAACTTCTCAGCAAAACGTATTGCTGCTTGCTATGCTCAACTAGATGATAGTCATAAGCAACAGTTCCAGTATATGTTAAACAAAGATGCTTCGACTTATCAGTCGGCACTTGATTTTGCAGTAAGACATGTATAAATACATAAGTATTAATACGCACACTGGAATGTAAAATATATGGCGTTTGGTCTTGGTAGATTAGCGGTTTTAGAATCAAAACTTGACATTTATGAAGATCTCTCCAAAGAGATGCTTGACAAACTCGAAAGAGCAGTAGGTACAATCTCAGAAAACAGCAACAGAGTTGCTGTAATCTTGGAGCGTCATGAAAATCGTTTGGATGAATCCGAACGTGCGGATAAACTCATCATCGGTATGCTTGATGAGATGAAGGACAGGCATGAAAAGGATCATCAACTGACTCAAGATAGGATCAGCAAGATCAAGAAGAAGGTAGATGTTAATGCTAAGTTTGTAATAGGTGCTGGTGCTGTACTTGCTACCCTTGTGGCAGTATTACAAGTGGTCCCA